AGGTGTACGGGTGCCACTGATTTCCCTCTTGCACAGGGATCACCGCGATGCCGAAGTCTTCCATGACTGCCTGTGGGCTCAGGCCGTAGGTGTAGATTGCCCAGTCAATGCGGTTGTAGTTGGAGTCGCCATACCCAAGGTACAGGTTCTCTGGGGTGTCAATGATGCTGATCTTGGGGATCTTAGCAATCGGGTCCCACGAGATCTTTGCTGCCGTGTGGCCGTAGAGGCCCTTGAGCAAGCACGCCTCTTCAAGGCGCACTTCAAACTCGTTTGCCTCAAACCAAGCGAAGAGCAGTCGCTCTCGGCGAGCAGCCGACTGGCGGCCTTCCTTGTCCATAGCGGTTGGGACGTAGTTGATGACTGGTACCACAGCCTGCAGTGAGGCTGGGATGTTGACGTAAGCAGGATGCACGTTGACAGAGACGTGTGCACGCCCGGCAGTGCGAGCTGACGGGTCCTCCGCCCAGTGATCGGCACCGCCGAGCGTGAGCGTGTTCGGGTTGTAGAAGTGGTCGTATCGTCGGAATTGTGATCGCAGGCGTGCCTGTTCCGGCTCCTGCATCTGCTTCTTGCTGTATGCTTCCTTGAGCAGGCCATACTCTTCGCTGACATTTGGGTCAACGCCCTGCATCTGCAGGTTAGTTGCGGCCATGGAAATGGCCTTCGCCTCGTACGGCGGCAGCTTAACTGGCGGAATAGCCATTAATCAGAACCTCCAAAGTAAGTGAAGACCGGGTTCTCAACGTAACCAGATCCGTGTCGAAGGGCGTAGCGCACAGCTACAGCTAGTGCCATTACCGCGTCCTGCTCCAACTTCTTGTCGTCCAACTTATATGAGAGCAACTGACGACGTAGTTGCATCCATATTCCCGACCTAGGGAACTTAATCATATTCTTATCCATTGCTGCCTTTAGGTCAGACAGCAGTTCAAGCTTCTTAGCCTTAGTGCCACCGAAGTCGTATCCCCTTAGTGGCTTAATAACACTAAACTCTTGCTTGAACAGTTTACCTCCAAACCCAGTCTCATCCACTACGGTAACGCATGAAGACTGTTGGTTATACAGTAGATGTCCTTCTCTAACCATATTCACTACTGCTTGGATTGTTTGTTTTCCTGTTCTCGTCCTCGCTCGCACTCCTATTATACCATTTCTGTCGGTGCTGTCAAGTGTGATGGCCCAGGTACTATCACTCATAATGCCAGGGTCGCAGCCCTGGATGTACCGGCGCTTGTTCTCAGGCATCTGCTCAGCTGGCAGGGTGTCCACAAAACACCCGTCCACGGAGGCGGAACTGAAGTATGAGTCCGACGCCTCAATGAAATACCCGTCAATGTTCTGTGGGATGAGGTACTCTGCCTGCTGCCGAAGAATGGCATCAAATGTGTCAGTGGCTAGGCCGTACCCGACGTTGTCCCTAGTGGAAAGACGGAAGCTAAAGAACTGTGGGTCGCGGTCTGGGTTGGCCTCGTTGCCCATCTCCCAGAGGTCTGCGTAGTCATTGATGCCCTCTGTAGGGGTGCCGATGAAGTGGAGCTGCCCACCAGTGGACAGACGCCGTAGGTTGAGAACCTCTTGGTAGATCTGAATGAGGTGCGGCTCAAAGGCTGCCTCGTCAAACGAGATGCCATTCATGTCCTTGCCAAGCAGGGCCTTGGCCTTTTCCTGCGTTGTGCGGAAGTGGATGTTTGCCCCGCCGATCAGTGGGTGGAACTGGAGCCAGAGGTACTCCCCGCGGTACTTCTTTGTGTGCTCTACCACCTTGCCGATCTCGTCAACGATGGGGCACCCTCGACCCTTCTGCGCTGGGTGGCTGCCCTCAAGGACCATGGCAATCTCTCGGTGGACCAACTCTGCGGTCTCCTGCTGGATTCCTACGTGGTACCACTCATACGGAGCGTTCTGCCACCGCATCGCGTCCTTCTGTGTGCCGTCAGGTGGTTGTACCCCTAGCTTGTAGAACGCGCTGTGGAAGACTGCCACGGCCATCCCTAGCGTCTTGCCAGCTCGGTTACCAGCAGAGCAGACCGTCGTCAGGTACTTTGGTCGCCAGCCGGAGTCGTCTCTGGCAGCAATACCATTAACCCAGCGCTCCTGTCCTGGGTGGAGCTCAATCCCTAGCCAACGCTTGGCAAAGAAGATTGGGTTGTTGCGGCCGGCGGCAAGGTCCCTTGCTGCGTCGCTAGTGACTTTCAAGCTTTGTTTCTTGCACTAATAGCAGCGGCCTTCTTCTTGGCGTCGGCTTTGCTGCTTGCTCCCCATGCTTGTAGGCTAAGGAGCAGGCGAGTAGGACGACCCTTCTCGTCTCGCTCCGGCCCCCGCATGTTCCCCATACGGGCCAAGAAAGAAGCTCGTCGTGGATTGTCGCCCTTCTTGACTGGTGGGCGTAGCTTCCCGCCCTTGTAAGATGCGCGGCCCTTTGCGTTCAAGCCGCCCTTAGGGTTCTTCCCCTCTTTACGCGTCCAGGCTGGTGTCTTTGCCATCAGTGATCTCCTCTGCTTCCATTTCAATCATGTGGACAACGGGTCCGCCGCCGAGAATACCGGCTAGGGTAATAGACAGATCTCTGTCTGCGGACTTCTCTACCCTTCGATCAATCATCTCCTGTGCGCGCAAGCCTTCAGCTAGTGTTGGCATAAGTTCGCCAGATCCAACCATTGACATCACTTGGTCGCGCACTAGAGACGCTAGGTCTCCGTTGACCTTGATTGTCTTCTGCTGCTTCTTGAACTGCTTAATCGCGGCAGCTTTCATAGATTGGAATTCGTCAGTAAGGTGATCGCGCTTGTGGTTGCCAAGAGTAATGCGCGAGATGTACCCGCCCTGATCCTTCAGCCACCGGGCGATCTGCGTGTCTGGCACGCCTCTCTTCATCCTTTCATTGATCTGATCAGTGAAAGGGCTGCGGCATGCAGCGCACTGTACGAGTACTGGGTTCAAACTAGCGAGTGCGGCCATACTTAGTGTTGTCCTCATCCAGCCAGCGCTGCAGTACGAGCAGTGCGGCACTGATTGCCGAAGCTGCGACTGCCTTTGCGCCCTCGCCGTCAAGGTCAAAGATACTTACGCCTAGCCCAAGGAAGACTGCGATTGCAGTCGACAGAGCCGCCTGAATCGCGTCCAGGCTTGCGGCGATGATCTGGTCTTTCATCGTCTTGTCTCCTTTGGCCACCTTGATTTTGCCGACAATGCCCTGGGCGACCTGTAGGGCGAGAATCGTGTCTACCGCTGTCTTACCCTGGGTAGCGGGTTTCTGTGGCTCTACGGGCCGCAAATCGGCCTGTACGGGCGTTTTAGAGGTAGTCTGAGCAGCTAGCGTAGTAGCCACAAGAGCAGATGAGCTTACAGGCACGATCTGTGAGCTGAGCACCGCAGTTGGGGCAGGTGCGGATGACTTCTTCTGGGCTGCCGTGAAGATTAGGCAGCGCTTGTGGGGTGCGTCTCCTTTGGAGGCCGCAATAGCTTTCAGGTCCGCAATTGAGACCACAACTGCATATGTCTCTTTTCCCTTGCCAGTCATCGTTGGGTCCGCCCATTGTACCTTCCCTCCAACCATCGCTGCGCAGGTCATGTGACCGTACGTCTTCCCCGGGTTCCTCTTTTGATGTTTCTTGTGCCACACGCTCATCGGTACGGTTGCAGGGTAGCCCTTTGCCTGCTGCACGTTAATGCCGACGACAGCGCCGGCCTTAAGAGCTGCAACTACCTCATCCCATGACTTAGCGTACTTAGGCTTTAAGCCAACAAGTGGCGCTGCCTTCACTAGCTGTAGGAGTGACGTGGGCGTACCCTGCCCCTGTACATCTTTTCTGCCAACCTTTTCCAAGAACTTGATTCCGTCTTTTGACGTGTACGTTGATCCGGTGAGGAAGTTGGACGCAGCCATCAGCGTCGCTGGGGCGCAGTCGTCCATCCAGCCGCCCTTCTCAATGCTATCTGTCTGAGTTACGATCTTTAGTTTAGTCATTATCTCCCGCCATTCATCCAGGCTAGTAGTCCACCAAGGCCGCTGACTCCAAGTAGTGCAATGACGAATTTGGCCAAACGGTAGGCTCCGCGGGTCTCCGCGAGCTCAACTTTAATTTCCGCCAAGTCGCGCTCAATGCGCTCAAGGCGTTCAAGTACTTGGCTAACGTCGCTCCTAGTCATCAGGTCTTAATGATAAAGTTAAGCAGCGTAGACTTCGGAGTTAACGTGCCACCTGCGCTTGATGATGTTACCGATGTTGCCCCAAGAGACGTAACTCCACCAGTGACGGTGTGAGTAAGGTTACTGGTTTCTGCTCCTGATGCTGTAGATGCAATATTTGTAGAGTGTGTGTGTGTCGTGGTCGGGATAGAAACGTTTGTTGACCCACCAGAGTAAGCAAGGTTGAATGTAGCACTTGGGCCTCCAGATGCTGTCGACGCTGGATCTGTGTTGTGTGTGTGATCTCCGTGTGTAGAAACAGCAATAGTGTCCGCATGGCCGTGGGCAATGTTGGTGGTGTGGTCATGGGCTGTGGCGTTTGCTGTATTGGGAGCGAATGTACCAGCGTTATTTGCAAGAGCCGAAACGGTTGACGCACCAGCGACGAATCGGTCGCGCATATCTGGAACAGTAAAGTTTCCACTTGATACACCGAAGACTGCGGCAAGCGCTGGGTACGTCGCCTGTGCATACGTCGATCCGTCAAGGAATAGCCACCCCGTAGGAGCAGTTGCCGTCGCCCACATTGTAATTGCTCCAGTCGGCATTAGTGCGCCGTGTGTGTGGTTGGAAAGGCTTACTGCTGTGCCACC